AATACGAGCTGCATTAGATACGCTTACACCATCAACAACAAGAGCAGCATTGGCAGCGTTATTTGTAAGTGTTGCGCCTACACCGTTACTAGCGCCGTTTGGCTGGGCATATACAGCAACCAAAGCTACATCTTCTTCAACTAAAACAGGTTCGTGAAAATGAATACCAGAGGTAACTAAACCGTCTACATACTGTTTGTTTGTAATATCCGTGGCATTAGCAGCGTTAGTAGTAATTGTTCCGTTTGTAAGTGTTACCGTTGTAGCCGTTAAGTTAGTCGTGTTGATATTAGTAAACGCCACAGTATTTGTGCCATTACCGCCAATTTCAACTAAACCAGTAGCGTTGTTTAAATAAACCGCTTCTTCCGCAGGTTGAGTAATAAACACCTCAAGACCACTTGCACCAGCGGTAAAGTTAGTTTTGGTTGGAGCCCCAGCAGAAGATGAAAGAACCGTAGTCCTAGCTAATGTAGCTGGAGACGTAAACGTACCAAGACCAACTTCCCACTCGGTGTCAAACCCAGCAGCTAAGTTGTGTATTGTGTAATAAACGGTAGAACCATTAGCTATAGCGGCATTAAACGTTTGATAGCCAGGAAATGCACCACCAAGCGTAATATTGCCTGTGCCAGAGCTAGAGCTGGATTCTTTAACCCTATCTTTTAGAATCAAAGCCATAAGGCTCTCCTAATTACGAAGCGGTCAAACGAATAATAGCGTTACTTGCATCCGCAGTTGGGAAGTTCACTGCAAATGTACCATTAGTCGATGTCTTATCACCACCAAAAGCTAATACGCATACAGCAGCGTTTGCTAAGTTAGCGTTATAAATCAAAGCGCCATTAGCAGTAATCGTTGCATTTGCCCAAGAGCTATTAGTAAACGAGATAAAAGCTACGTTACCAGTATTTGTTGGGGTTACGCTAACAGACAAAGTATTGCCACCAGCAGAATAGTTACCTGCTGAAGCTACTTCATTACTTGCGGAATATGCAGTTGTGTTTTCATTTAAAGTAGCTGAGCTGGTATACAGAGCTAATTTAAACGTGTTTGCTGAAAAATTGTGCTGACCATTCAAGATTTGAACCTTGAAACTTGTCGCCATTGCTTGGGTAATTGCCATTTTTTGCTCCTAAAAAATTATCTAACAGGTCCAGGTACAGGCAGCCTAAGTTGTCCATCACGGTATGCGCTTCTTCTATCTTTACCATCACCCAATTCTCTGAGTAATGCTAAGGATTCTTGGTACTTCTGTTCGTAATATGTAACTAAATCTTGTTCACCTTTTTGGAAGATGATAGCCTCACGCAACGAACCATACAACAAAACACTTTCAAAATTATCACCCAGCCAAGAAGTGCCAGCTGCATTCTGAATATTATTTACAGGCACTGAGAATCCGCTTCCAGTACCCCCTATTGTAGAGGTAGCAGCGCTTAAAGAGTTACCCACAAGATATAAAAATCCTGGGTTTACTAAAGTCACTGCAGTTACTGCGCCACCTGATACGGTTATTGTAGCTGTGCCATTTGAGCCATCACCGCCTGTTAACGCCACATTCTCATATGTACCGTTGGTATAACCAGAACCGCCTACAATCGTGCCAAAACCAGATAAGCCACCCTGTACAATCGTAACGGGGTAGTAGTAATAATGCAGTTCAGTTTGGTAACTATCATCTGGAGTTGGACCAATAATATAGGTATAGGGTAAAAACTGAGCGTAATACCTAGGGGTGCCAGTATCGGTAGGACTTGGGTATGCTTCACGGATAAAGTTAACGTCTTTATCAATTAAAAATTGCTGACTTCCGTCTGCCAATATGACCGCTAAAGAAAAAGATGCCAAATAGTCCTCGGGAAGGGCTAAGTACTTATCTCCGCTGGTAAAAGTACCAATGACGTTTTTACGGATAGCAGGTATCGCAACAGCGTTATAAATACGCTCTTCGCACAGCTGTACAAAGTTAGGAATGTTCTGAACAAATAGCTGTTCATTTGACTCCGTATACGCTTGTATAGCTTCAGATAGCTGCTGGAAGTTCATTATGCCATCGGTCCTCTAGCCATTACACCCTTAGTTGCTGCGCCAGTACCACGAATTTTCATCTCACCATGCTTGTTAATTGGTTGATCGTTGTTCTTGGTATATCCGCCTACAGACATATTTACCTGATCTACGCCATTGCCTGGCTTAGTAACAGCAGATTTTACTGTAGTTATTTTCTTACCATCCATTGTGTGCGGTGCAGCATAAACCTCAGCAGGTCCTACTTCCTTGCCGCCTTTTTTCATAGAAAATTTAGCCATGATTAACCTTTCTTTTGAGCAGCAATCTTTGCAAGACCACGACCCATTTTTTTCATATCTGCATTGGTTTTGCCGCCTTTAGAGCCGCTGTGTTTTGGACCTTTTTCAATAGCCACTGTTGGACCTGAATCACCTAGGTTTTTACCTTTGGTTTTGCCCTGTTTGGTAATGCCATCTGCGCCTGATTTGTACATTTTTAACTCCTATGTTGTCGTTACCGTTACTGTACCAACAATTACTTGTTGTACCAAGTCATTTGGGGTTAAACCTGCATCTGGACCCCTACTACCACCTACAGGATTCCACCCCCACTGAAACACTCTACTACCCATTTCTGGACTACCAAATCCATTTGGGCCAATGCCCGTCTGGTTAATCTGCAAGCCGCTTTGCCCTGATACTAAATAACTTACGTCTGGTCTTGGCTCCCGCACTGCCTGTGGGTCGTTTACTGGGTACAAGCCTAATGACAATTGTGGCTGATCTGGATCCCAACACGCCGGGCAAACCTTAACTTGATACGGTTTTGTCTTTAATATCTGTGTCCTTAATTCTGTAAGTTTATACCGTTGCGCACATCTATCGCACTCAGCAATTGCATACTTACCTGAAGCAAATCTATTTGGCATATCATTTATCTATAGTAAAACGAGTTACGTGGCACAAACCGAACAGGGGCTTTTTCCCGGTCTTCTTGCTCTGCTAGTGTCCACTGTTGTTCATAGTCAGATTTAAGCATCATAATTCTATTAGGATCAACCCCAGGCATCTTGGTGCTTAACTGATAAGCTAAACCCGCCACCATGCAGGGAATAAAGCGAAACGGAATATCCTGAGTCCTGATACCCCCGCCTGCGTCTTGAATCCGTCTCATTCTGTAATACACAAACGTGTACTGAGTTCCCGGCGGGTTAGGGGTAGGCCAGACATTAATACAAGGCAAATTGTTAGTATATACCTCTGCAGCCGTTAAATGGGATACAGCTGTGGTGCCGTTCTGACCACGCCAAGCGTTTAGGATCTGATTCCCTACAATGTTTTGATAGCCAATAGTCTCATTATCAATATTAATAAAGCCCTGAGTAGGTAAATATGTTGCGTTAACTAAAGTAATGGTTGTGTCAGTTGCGGTTATAGCCCCATTTAAAGCAGCTTGTGGGGCGTTTGCAACATTGCCTGACTGTCGGTTAACCCAGACTTGAATAGGACGCCCTGTAGCGTTTTTATTAGGAATAGTGATGTATGTAGATTCGCTAATACGACTAATATTAATGTCAATCTGATTATTACCTTGACCGTTATTAGTACGCACCACAGTATCCAAAAGGTCAATCGTATCTACAGGAATAGGGTAAATAGCCTGTCCTGTGTTCATTAGAATCTGTCCTTGCTCAACCGTCCAAAGGTTAATACCCCGGTTTGCCCACTCAATAGTAAGCAGGTTCAAAGACCGCCGTGCGGTACGGAAGTCATATCCAGAACGAACTTCAAGACCACAACGTTCAAACGCCTCTTCAATGAGGTCGTTCATGTCTAGGTTAAAGGCGGTAGTCCCTGTAGTAGTCATATCTTCCTATACGGTTTTACTTTTGCTTTTACCTTTGGTGGCTGGGGCACGAACTGCTTTCCCTGTGCTTTTCCGGCCCGTTTTGCTCGTGTTGTTGCTGCGTACTCCTGCGGGCTTAAGGCTTCGATTGCTTTCTTGGGTAGGTACCTTTCGCCGGTTTCGGACGACTTTTTCCCCGACTTGGTTGTCCACTTCTGGTCTCCCCAAGCTTTTAAAGAACGTTGCGATTTTGCCAATCCACTCATTTATACCCACCGCCAGCCGCCTTATATCGTTTAGCCATCAACTGAGCTTTACGGGCTGACCATTGACCAGCACCAGTACCTTGCACAGCAGCAGCTTTAATGCTATTAAAAATCCGTTTACGCAAACCCGGTTTAGTGTAGTTACCTGCCTCGTTTACCTTGGACTTACCGCCTTCGGCGTACTTGGCTGTCTTAGCTGCATTGGCAAAATCACTTTTCTTAGGTGCTCCTTTAGCTCCAACACTACGCATCTTCTCACCAGACCCCGCAGCTATCCTGCGTTTCTTGGCAGCGATATTGGCATAAAGTCCACCACCCGCAAACATTTCCACGTCTTCTGGATTGTCTTTGCGCTTGATGGTTTTCTTTCCAGGCATCTTAGAAGGAGCTATAGCGCCCATTCCTCGGCTGGCTCTCATACCATTCTGCCTTTGGTTTTACCACGTTGAGCAATACCATCACCACGGG